TCTTATCCAAAGTGGTGAGGTTGATATTGGGGAAGTTGCCGTATAGGGTTTCGTCCCAACCGTTCCAATCACGAATTCGCTCAAATACTTCGAGAGTACGCAATCGCTTTACAGGCATACGAGTAGAAAGTATCGTATAAGCTTCACGTTTATCAGAGCCAGAGCCTGATAGGTTCTTGCCTCCTGGTATACCTGCCCCAAGCAAGCAGGGGTCTACGCCCATAGGGAATAGAATTTCGGAGTTGCCCGCACTGGCATCGGGTAAGAAATTACCGTCCTTAATCTTGTCGTCTATCGGTATCACCTCTATACCTTTGATGAGGTTATTATTTTGGTCTCTGAAATAAGGAGAGACAAACGAACGCCCTGCTGATTTATTACCACTCATATGCTCATCAATTGCCTTGATAGTCTCTTGGCGTGCAGCTTCGCGTTTTTCCTTTGGCATTTCCTGCCATTCTTCACGTCCAAATTTGTGGAGGAAGAAGTCATCGGCGATGTATATTACATACTTGAGGTTGAGTTGATTCTCAAACATATACTTTTTAAATGCAGGTACTGAAAGTACCACATCTACCCAACCGTTGTAGAAGGAGCTATGCCATTTTACCTTAGGGTAATTCTTCTCGGTAGTAATAGGACGCATTACGGGTACGATAAACTTTGTGATTTTCTTCTCCTTGCAATAGTCTTTGAGCGATTCAACATTGTGAATATCAGAGAAAAAAGGTACTTCTACGGTTAATTTCTCGTTTAAAGTATCATCCCAAGTAGTATTAATATACACTTTATTGACGAATCCATTTTTGTCAGGCACACTTAATCTGCAAAAAGGAGCTTGTTGGCGTTTAATAGATACAATTTTGTCGCAGTTAGGAGAAAGGAGGTACTCTACGAAGGCGATACCGTAGGTTTCAAAGTCTTCAATGATTTCAGCCATAGCTACATCCCAACGGCAGTTTTTGAAGAACGTGTTAATCTCAGGGAAAGCTGTACGCAGGCGTTCGCGAGTGGTTACCCCACCTTCTATTTCCAAATCTTGGTATAAACGAAACCCAAGTCCGTAATGAGCGGAGATAAGCACCTCCAATCCACCAATAGCTGCGCCTGTTTTGTTTAGTTTTTTAGTAAACTCCTGCGGGTATAAGTTGTTGTCGCCCCAAGAGGAATACTTATCGGTGTCGCTTGAGTCTTTTTGCGTTTTGGGGGTGGGAAGGCTTTGTTTATCAGAGCCAAAGAGTACAGCCGTTTTGGAGGCTGAAAGCATATAAATATCTTTATCTATTTGTTTCATTGTTTTTATTTGTCAATTAGTAAATTACTTCTTTTCCATTGAATGCCACGATAAAAAGGATGCAGATTTTCTTAATTGTGCCGTTATGTAGTTTGATATTACGGGTTTTATTCTCCCAGTGGTTGGGATTCTTCTCAAAATCTTTCTTATTACGCGGTTGTTGCATTAGGGTTGCTCCGTGATAAGTACAGAGCTTACCGCCAAAGCGGTTTTGCTTGTTGTAGGTGCGTACCGTTATACTGAATGGCACGGGGTTCTTTCGCTCGTCGAGCTTGCGCATTTCGATAAGAGCGTCCTTTAAAAATATTTTTTTACTATTCACTTTTTGGCATTAATTATGGTAGGGCAAAGGTAAGAGGTAGGTATAAGATAGGAAAGGACAGGTGTAATTCTCACAAAATCAGATATAAATCATTGAAAGTGAAGAGTTAGGAGCGTGCAGGCGCGCTCTGGCACTCATTGAGTGAACGAAAACCCCACTGTCGCCTTAATTCTTTTTACAATTTGAAAATAGAAATTTGGAGCGATATATGATGAGAGTTACGAGTTGTACGAGTGGAGAGAAAAAATAAAAGCAGAGGCACACAATAATATCGTGTGCCTCTGCAGGTGTTAAATTAAAGACAGTAATAATGCTTACTGTGTTATGGTACTTGCTGCGCGACGTATACGTTCAGCAATGTCGTATAGAGCTCCTTGTAGTTGCAATTTCTCAACATCTGTAAATCCTCCTTCTCCACCATTTCCATCGCGACCGTGAAGTTTATTGTATATCCACGATGATGACTTACCAAAATAATCCTGAGCTATTTGTCGCCAAGATACATCTATCACAATATCATCTAATTGTTGCATCATTGTAAGTTTCTTTTGATTTGCTACTGCTTCCATATTAATTAATTCATTTTATTATTGTTAAGGTAGAGCCCCCTAAGGGGCTCTATTTAATCTCTATCTAATAGCCTCGCTAATAATTCATAGATGTAGGCTAACAGATTCCTTGAACCGTTGGGATAAGCTCTTTTGTAATTTCTAATCGCTTGGATAAATTCCCATTCTTGTTCTGTGAGCTCTTGGCTCGTTGTCAATTCTTCTTGCATAATTACTTCATTTAATTTAACGATGCAAAGATACTGCGAATTTTCATAGTATCCAAATTTTTTAGCAACTTTTTTTCATTTTTTTTAAATTGCTCTTGAAGTATAATTCTTGAGAGGACAGGTTTTGAAGGTTATTACACTGTGGTAATAATAAAGCTATCGTGGTAGGCGTTATCGAGTAGGTAGGCGTATTTCCACCATAGGAGGTAGTCGAAGCAGTCGGAGAGGTGGGTGGCGTGCTCTTGTGGTATGGTTGTAGAGCGTTCGCTACTCTTATCCTTTTCAAAGGCGTCTTCTTTCTGTTTGACACCGGCGTTTTCCATAGATACGATAAGGTTGGGGCAATTGTCCTCGTTGAGGCGTACAAAGGGCAAGGAGCGGTTGTTTTCCTCTAATATTTCGTTGATAAGGCGGAATTTGAGGATATGGCTTGGGTTATTGGTGTTGGGGGTTTTGTTATACACCTGCCAGCCTGCTGTGCGCAGCATATCCTCTACATCTTGCGCCAGGGTGGTTTTGCTGTTCGCCTCGCTCTTGAATCCTGAACGGTCGTGGTATAGGTATATTTTATTGCAGGTAGCGCGGTGAGGCTCGTAGTAGTCGATGATTTTCTTTATCAAATCTGACAATTTGAGCGGGTTTTTGACAAAGAAGTCTTTGAGTATGTTGATAGTGTTGGCAACCTTGCTTTCTTGGGCTATAATACCGCAGTTGATACGCCCACCAAAGTCGAGTGAGAGTTCGAGGGGCACACCGATGAGCAAATCGTTGTCGTAGGTGCAGGAGGGGGTGAAACTCTGTGAGAAGTCTTGCAGAGCGGTGGTGTTGTACTGGTACTTGTAGTAATGCTTATCGGCTGACAATTTGGCATAGAAGCCGTCGGCAACCTTACCAGGGCGAATATTCATTATTTCGGCGTTGAAAAGGAGGTCGGACACGCGTTGCTCGTACATTTCTTGTATCCACCCAGGTTTGAGGTTTTCTTGGTTTACGAGGGCGTTGGCTTTGATAAAGAGGTGCTCGGTAGGCTTCTGCTTGGCGAGTTTTTCGCGTGCAGTGAACCATTCTCCCGTTTTGGTGAGAGCAACTGACGAGGTGAAGATAGTAGCATTCAGCAGGCTTGCCTTATCAAAGGCTATCTTCTTGGCGCGGTTGGTGGTCAGTACGTTGTTGAATAGTCTGTCGTGCTCTAATAGAGCAGCCTCGTCGCCAATGACAATGTAAGAGTTTAACCCTCGTCCGCTGTTGGGGTCATCGAGGGAGACGAGTACCAATATAAAACCATTAGAGAAGTGTACCACGTTGCTCCACGAGTTCGGGGCTTGAAAAGGCATCTCGAAGCCGAGAGCCTTGCCGTTACGCCCAACCACATAATCTACATCTTCATAAAAGCCAAACATCTCTAAGCCCTCTTTGGTAGAGGGGAAAGTACGGCTTTTTATCTGCACGAAAGTAGCCCCTACCAGTACACCTGTAGCGCGTGGCATTTGCTTTACCGCTTCTTTTACAAACCAACCGAGTATGGTACTCTTGCCCGTACCACGCCCCGCCTCTATGCAGATGTGTTTTACACCCGCATAGCGGTTGGCAGATACAGCAGCCATTTGCATAGGGTTGAGGAGGATTTGTTTAACAGGTTTAATCAGCGGTTTCATTGTCGGGTTCATCGGTTATGTCTTCGTACTCGGTATCGGTAGCGGGCAAGCTGTTGAAATCTACTACCCCTGAAGCAAGGGCAGCGCGTAACATCTTGGCACTCTTACGGCTCATACGTATGTGGTACTCATTAGCAGTAATCTTCTCAAAGTTGATTTCTTTTTCTTCTTTATCAAAATTGAAGAGGCGAGAATAAGAGTCTAACGCCTTGCGTGCTTGTTCTAAATCTCTATCTTTCAAAGCCATTTGGTAGAGTTGCCAATAGCTATCTGCTAATATAGCCCGCTCGGCATTGATGTCAGACTTATCAAGTTCGCCAAATATTTGCATTGCCCACGAATAGTCGCGGTAAGCGGTAGCTTGGCTTACTTTCATCTCTCTAATATGTATCTGTATTGCTTGGTGCTTAGAGTACTTGTTGGTGAGTCGTAAGCCGTGTATATGACGGAGACGTGCTTTGATTGCCTCTTCGGCTGGGACAAGCTGAAAGTTCTCGTCAATATACGAAGCGGATATACGCTGGTAAGTGCTATCTTTGCTAAATTTAGTAAGTTCCATTTTAAGGTGTTAGAGGGTTAGAAGTAGAGTCCGCTTTTGAGTTTCTCCACTTGTCGGGCAGCGTTTGAAGGAACATAGCAAGCAACAGCTTCTTTCTCAAGTAACTGCTTGAGCTGTGCCAGCTCGTGACGAGCGAGTTGTTGCAGGCGTTGGGCAACGGCATATACTTCGGCAGCATTTAGTATCTTGCTCTTTTGCCAGGGCAATTCCTCCCACTGCTGAATGATAGCGGTAGTGGTGAACGAGAAGCTATGAATTTGGGCGGCTTCGGCTATAGTAAAGAACACTGTGGTGCGCTGTAGTTTCTCCCATATAGTGGGATAATTGTGCAAATCATTAGGGGTGCAAGTGCTGAGCTGGGGTGCCAACATACTTTCCCATACCCATTGCATTATTGGCTGTAATTTAGTGAATACTTCCCACGAGCTGTTCAAGCTGTAGTACTTCTCAAACTCATTCACCGTACTGATGATAGTGTTAGAGCGTTGTAGTTTACCTTCTGTGATAAGTAGCTCTATACAGTCGTTCAGAGCACGGTCGCCTACAGCAATAGACGAAAGTCCTAAGTCGCGCAAGTCGTACCAAGGCGACTTTTCCATCTTATCGTCAGTATAGTAGTTACCCCCCGTATTGGAGAGGTTTACCTTAAGGAATGGAATAGCATAGGCAACAGCATAATTGGCTACAGACTTTTTTAGCAATTCTAATGTATCACCGCTTGCCTCACTAACTATTGTTTTAGAAATGTATGGATATACTTTCACACGGAGAGCCTCCTCAATATAGGTTTTAAGGAGCTCAAAATCCAAACGGTTGGAGACGTTGGTATATTGCTTGATTTCTTTAATATCTGTAAACATAGGCATTAGAATTTAGTCGTTAGATGATAATTGAAATTCGACAACAAAGCTATGCAAGTTACGGGTATTGTCGAATGACAGAGGTTTCTGAGTAATTGGAATAGCTTTGAGCCACTCATTACCAATATGCAAGAAACAAATGGGCGACTTTATGAGCTCCCACAGCACTTCTATCTCTTCTGGGAAGAGCCAACCGGTATTGAGCTTGTAGGAACGCTTGGTTTTCACTTGTGCTTTGTAGTCTTCACTTTTGAGAACATTGTCGGCAAGAGTATGCTCGTAGCTCACAAGTGCTTCATATTCTCCTGCAAATGAAAACCAATCAGGACAGTAGTTTTGATTTTGAAACAGTGCACTGATAGGTGTACTGTTAGGCTCTGGTTTAGGTTCAAGGCTGAGAGTTTCCTTGCTAATGATAGCAGTAGCTCCATAAGTAGCATCTGCGGTAGAACGCAAGAAGCTGAAGTTAGCTACTCCTATCGGGTCCTTAATAGCTGATAAGTCAATGAGGTTCGAACCTATTTGTCCCAATGAGCGAGAGCGTACTTCTTGAGTGAGAGCCGATATCGAGATGAGGCTCTGAGAATAAGTGCTTCTCAAACGACACTGTGTAAGATAAGGGTAGGCTTTAGGTTTCTTCCCAGGTAAATAATACAAATCAGTAATAGAATGAGTTCTAAACACCTTACCTTTAAAATTTGTTTCTGTAATCACTGCTGATATCTTGGTAGCCTTAAAGAGTTCTTTAGGAGTGATGAGTTTTTTAGTATTAACTTCCAAAGTAGGTGCAATATCTACGAAGAAATTTTGTACTTCTTGACCTATATCAACAGTAGCTTTGCCTTCGAAAAAAACATAGTCGTAAGTTTGAATAGTTGTAAAAGCACGTCCGTAAACGTTAAACTCCATTGTAAGGGTAACAGTGATGAACTCACTTTCAGTCGAAGTTTGTCGTACGTGAGTAAGCTCTTTATCAAGACAGAAATAGACATTTTTAGTAATAAAATCAATATCTGTCTGCACGGTGATATTTACGTTTACCACCTGCTCGCTTCCCGCTGAAGAGGTTACCTTGAACCACCCTTTGTTTTCGCCTATTGTCATCAGTTCTGAAGAATGAGAGCGAAATTTCACCACTACTTTCTCCTTGCCATTATCTTTCAATTCTGTAACTTCTAAGAAGTCGGAGTTATTAATTGTGAAAGTTAAGTGGTTAGGGTTTTTGATAGTGAATATTCCTTCTGCACGTTCTTTCTTGTCTGTTTTTATTACATAGTTAAAAAGCTTTTTATCTATATGAAAGACAGTTGTGTCGTTGATGATGGTAAGATTGATAATAAAAATGGTTCCTAAACCATCTTCTCCTACTAAGTTATTCTCTTTAGTAAGCACTTGTGGTTTGGAAAAATCTACCGCTAACCCTTCTATTTTACCATTTTGTAAAAACTCATCAGAAAGAGAAAAGTCAGCAAATACTTTCCTCAAATCTTTATTAGTATCCCTTCTTATTCTTATATTGAATAGCCCTTTATTAGTAAAGATTTGGTTATATACATTTTGGTTTTGAAAATTTTCAATGAGTACAACTCCTTGTGCATAATCCTTTGTAAAACTATGACGAAGGGCAAAATTGCTACTTGAGGGGTTTGTAAGATTATAATTAAGAGTAGTGTCTCCCGTAAGCTCTTTGGTAACTATATTAAGCACCATATTGAGTACGGGTTTGTCGTTGGGTTTAGGTTTAGGGGTCGCTTTATCAATACGACGTAAAGTAATAACTGCCTCTTTTCGCTCCGTGGGAAGGTCTATTTCTGTAATTTTACCACTTTTTTCTTCAGTAGCAATTACGCCAAATGTAACCTTTATCTGTATATTTTCATTCTCTGGTAACTTATTAAAGTTGTTGTAATGTATGCGCAAATTGTGTTTGAGTCCCTTTAAATTATCTAACTCTTGCCCGTCAGGAGCGAGAAGCTCTACATAATCATTAGGAGCTATACGCGCATAGTTACGAAATCCTTTATACTTCTTATAAATTGTAAGTAGATTCAATTCAGGAAATTGTACAGTAAGGATTTCGGTAGAAGGGATAGGTTGGGAGGGGTGCCATTCCTTCAGAATAGACGCTGGAGAAACCTCCCAGTCGAGGATGGGTTTTTCAACAGGGTAACATATTTTACTGTATAAAAATCCTCCCTGTGAGGTACTTCCCACTCGGGTGGTGTAGCATTCTTCTGATGTATAGGTTCTAATAGGCATAGCGTTTGTATTTTATCAATTTTTTATATAAGTCTATTTCAAATTGCTCATTAGGTCGCCAAAACTCAATAGCAATAATCTTTGTAAAGAGAATCACGCGCTCTGGACGTATCTCTATTCTGTCATCAGGAAATACCAAAGGTAATTGATATTCTAAATAACGGTGAACTTGCCAATTTTCTACAATTAAGTCGATATCCTTAGCGAGGTAGTTCTCGGAATATACCCCTTGCATTACCTTGGCAACTGAACCACATATCACGGGCAACTGCTCATCAGAGAACTCATTGAACACGGCACTGTAGATAGTGTCGAGATAGGCATTTAGGCGATTATCTTTAAATATATTTAAATCGGTAAATGTGGTATACATTAGATAGCGATAGTTGTGATTTCTACTTGGTAGTGCTCTTTATCGAGCACAGTTTTGTTAATACTCTTGATAAGCATTCGTTGCTTGTAAGCGAGAATGGTATCACGCAGGGCAATATGCCTAAAACGGTTCTTATTGCATACGAAGCTCCAAGTGTATTCAGCAGAAGCAATACGCATCTTATACCATTCTTTCCAATATTCAGCTACTAATGGAGGCGTAAGTGCCTTGCGAAACCCTCCGTTGTTTCCGTCATACCAAATTAGTCCTATCGTAGCTTCGCCACTCTTGCGTGCAATAGGGGTATAATTTCCCTTGAACATCACACGAGGTAGGCAGTATCCTCCTATCTGTACTTCGGTAACATCAGTGAGCTTACTTGCTTCTTGTGGACTGAGCACTTGGTAACTGTTATCAGTTACCTGTACAATAGGCAACTGATAGGATTTGTCGTCCATTTCTGGGAACTTGATAAGGTAAGACTGCTTGGTGAGGAAGTTTTTTTTAGGCTCTTGTACTTCCCAAGAGCGAAAGTCTTTAGCAAGTGAGCGTTCTTCCAAGCGAATACGATTCATATAGAGCTTATTGCCCTCAATGGTCATATCGTAGTTCTTCCAATTCTTAATAGTCTTAACAAGTTCGCCAAAAGTAACATCGGGTACGGCACGCTTTAGATCTACAATGTTAGGGTTAATAACCTGTTCAATTACATTGCCATCCTCATTATGTTGTGCTACAATGTTCAAGTTCATTGTCAGCTGTGGCTGTGGAGTACCTTCTATTTCCAAAGCGAGGGTTTGCAAAGTGGTATCAATAGAGAGGAGTTGAGTAAAACTCAGCGTATCGCTACGTTCAAAATTAAACTCACGAATTACCACGTTATCCAATTTCAATCGCAAAACAGCTGTACCGCTGATATGTTGGTTATCGCACACCAGTCGCCAGGTACCTGCGGTTGGAAACTCATAAGTAGGTGCTACAGCTGTGAGTATGTGCTCTTGTTGTGCAGTAGTGAGGTAGTACGGGATATTGCTGTAGAGCACTTGCTGACTAAAATCTTCATCAGTGAGGATATCGCCTGCCAACTCATAGCCTGCATCGGCAAAGCCTGTTTTAAGCACATAAAGCAGATAAGGCATAGGGTGAATGATATTGTAGCTTCTATTAGGCTCGTTACGGGTAAAACCATCTACACTATTACCAAGGTTGATAAATTGCAAAAAATGCTCCCAACCTTTTTGGCTTGTATCTTTAGGGTATACTACTCGCGGGAAATTGTAATCAACTTCGGGGTATTTTTTAGTACATATCTCTTTGGCGTGATCATATATATCCGGCACTCGCTGGCATAATAAAGGGAGGTCACATAGCTTTTTATCAAAGTTGGGCAACTGTTCAAATCCTGAATCTATCTGTGCTGATACTAAGTTGCCTTCTACCGATAGTATTTCAAGAGTACCTTTTCGCACTCTCCCATCTATTATGTGATACCCGTCATATTTCTTCTTAAGTCCTGTTGCATTCAAAGCGGTATAATTACCTATACGCATTCTGAGGTCTGCGTTCATTTGAAATTCGAACGGCAACGAATACTGGGTAAAGAATGTATCTTTAAAACGAGGGTTCTCCTCTTGGTAGGAGATAGAGATACGCGAAAGGTCCAGCACAAATTGAGAAGTAACAAAACTATCGGTCATTTTTTTGATAACAGGTAATAAGTAACAGGGAAAAGCAACAGTAGTAGCCACCAATAACTGAAGAAAATACGGTGTACATCTTTCTGCTTGGTAGTAGTAGTGCTTTGTGTTTTTTGTAAAGTTTCAGATTTTGTCAAAGTGGTTGTAGCACTATTTTGTACAGTTACACTCAGCGTTCCACCCTTAAGGGTGATTTTCTCTACTATCTTTCCATCTACTTCGTGGGTATACTCTAAGGGGGTGTCGGGTCCTACAGTGCTCAACTGATAGCTGAGTAGTGAATGCTGTAAAGAAGCAAACCTTGAGCCCACCGTAGCGAGCTCAGAGGTTTGCGTAGCAACTTTCTCGGCAACAGTCTTCTTAGTGTTACACGAGAGAAAAAACATAAAAAGCAATATGTAAGCAATACGTTTCATTAGCTATTCATTTCTATTGTTTTAATTACACCCTTTAATTTATTAGCATAATTAGGAGCGGTAGCATATCCTGCTTGAGCCACTTCCTCTGCAAACTTGTAAGGGTCGCTTCTTACTAACAATGCCTTTGCGTATCGTTTGTTTTTGAAAAAGAATTGTGCGTGGTCGGTAAAGCATTCTTCGG